AACTGAATCATCGTCGGTTGTTGACATAATCGACCCCATGAAAACTGAAGATGGTTGTATTTTAATATTTGCCAATTTAGTAAGATCAAAATCAACCCTTGTAATCCCAATCTGACATTGATCTTCATCACCCCACAATGGTCTAACATCTACATTAAAGTTTAAATTTTGAATCTGTGGAAGCTCATCTAAGTTTGTTGATGATTTGAATTGTGATCCATTAACTTGTTCTGCGGTTGCAACTCCTTGAATGATTAGATCTTGTGGGTTTAACGAGAAGCATCCGATATCAGATAAGTCAACATCCATCACTAATGTTTGATCCCCCGTCGGGACTCCAAAAATCATAAAGTCACCACTCTCATTTGTCTTAACCGTAAATCGATAGTATTTGTCATATACTTCAATCCAAGATTGATCTAACAATACATCTTCCCTTGTTGGGAATGTTCCTGTGTTGGTGTGTTTAGAATATGAAGGTGCTGAAGGTAATAGATTATATCTATACCCTTCTAAATTTCGATCCGAAAGAGTTTTGTAGGGATATAATTCACTAATAATAGGATTGAGTTCATCTCCTTCCTCTAAAGGTAAGAATACTGACACACGAGCATTCGGTACACCAAACCCACCATTCACAATCACTCTACCTACGACAACACCGTAGTCAGAACAAAAACGAGTGTAGAGATCTGCTGTTTGAATTTTTAATGATAGTATTTCTAAAAATTCAAAATCTTGATCTAAGTTTACATTGATATACTTGTCAACCCCGACTTGTGTTCTTATTCTATATGAATTGGGCATTCTGTTTTCCTTTTTTGATAAATAGTTTATTTCCTATTTTCAAAAAATAGTTGTGTATTCAAAAAAATAAATCACTATGAAAAACTAACTGTCTTTAAGTTCAATACTCTAACTACAATATCTTTGCTAGGGAACTTAATTTGGTAGATTTGAGATGGTTCTGCAAAGATCGTATCTGCAACCAATTCAATTTGTTTAGTTGCTGAGTTTGAATAAGGTTGTGATGTTTGGAATGATGAATATTGACCTCCAACTTTATTGAAGAATCTCATGTCAGAGATACTTATCACCCCATTCTCCGCTTGTATCAATCTTCTCAATTCAGAAACAACAACATTTTGTCCAAGTTGTCTGTCGAGTGGACTAAAATAAGTTGTAATAATATCAATCACTTTTCCAATTACGGCTCCTGAGTTTTGTGTTGCGTCTAATACAATATCACACTCAACCCCCAAGTCAATTGGTTGTGCACTTTCAATAGAAATATAATCATTGATCATTCTATAGTTTGATAGGTAGTTTGCAACATTTTGTTTCAATGTATCGGAAATAACATCAGTTAAATTACCTGTAATATCGTACGATAACATTTTAATTTTAATTTTGTTATTCTCTTCTGTGATTGCAACTTTTGCGGGAGCCCCATAAATAGAAGGCATCGTTTTAATAATTGATTCGTAGTCGTTAATTGTAACCGCTCTATTTTGTGCCGCAAAGTTAAAAGTAACCATTTGTCTAACATCTTCCGTTGTTGGGATGTTTGCCCCACCGATAGCTGCAGTAACGTTATTACATCTCAAGCTGTTGATGACACTTCTGTTGGCACTTGCCGATGGACCATTAACTGCAAATGAAACAGTACCAATTTGGTTGATCGTATTGATACCTAAATTACTTGCTTGTCCACCACCAACTCTATACTGAATGAATAATGTACTGTTTGGTCTAAGAGCACTACCTAAAGCTAAATTGTTAGTATATCGACCTAAATCAAATCCTTTACCATCTAAAGTAAATTCTCTTAATTGTTCTTGTGCCGAAATATTACCCCCACCGAAAGTTAATTTACAGAAACCTTCAGGTGTGTATTCACTAATGAATTTTTGACTTGTTGTGATATATCTACCAACTTTAATACCTGGTTGATCAGATGGTTTGGTTGGGTCTTCAACAAATACTCTATCTTCAACAAGAGCCTTTACCTCGTACCATCTATCAGGTCCCAATGTAATAAAATCAGGAGCCGGTGGAACTGTAGAATATTGTGTACCATCTTTTAATAATACACTTGTAATACCTAATACATTTTTCTCAGGTAAAAATAGTTCGAAATAAGGTCTTACGTCATTTGGAGTGATCACTCTTTTGAATACTTTGGTAACTCCATTAACAACAATTTCTCTTTTTGTAATTGTATAGTTTAATAGTTTACCATTAGTGTCAAAATTGGGAATTTTGATTCTATTAGGTGTTCCTTCTGCATTTATTGCTGACGCAAAATCAATATCAAATACATTTTCGAAAGGTTGTCCTGCTCCATTCACAATCGATCCTCTTCTTAAGATACCACAATATCTTAAATCTTCAGCGTCTCCGAAAGCTGGTACAGTAATAGAAAAATCAACTAAAGCAACTGATGGTCTCTGACCTGGTATTTTTAAACCATACGTTCTTGCAATGTTAAATACAGAGGATCTTTGTTGTGCAAACTGTAGTACAGTTTCTTGGATACTTCTATCAATATGGAATTGTAGGTTGTCAGTTACGGCAGCATTGAGGTCTAAGAATACCGAGAATACACCAGCATCATTAAAGTTCTGTACAAGATCAGGATAGTATGTTCTTGTAAAGTTAATTAGTTCCGCTCTAATCGCTTGAAAATCACGGACCGTATAAGATATTCTTTTTTCTGCCATATACTATTAAATATTGATAATTATGAAATCACTTGTATTGAACGCGGAATCGGTTATTTGATAGTCAATTTTAATTTTTGCGGTGTGTTCTAATTGTCCAATATTAGTAACCCTATATTCTCTTTGATCAAATTCATTGACGTAGGTACCTTTATCTTCAAGTCCCATAGACGCATCTTCTATTGTTATATTCACCAGTAAAAGGTTTGGCATATATTGAGCAACAACCGCTCTAATTTCAGCTTCTATATCTGAAAACGTAGGTCCGTCCAAAGGTTCAAAGATAAATTCGTATAATCTTGTACCAAAATCAGGTAAAAAATATCTTGTACCTTTTCTTGTTAGAAGAAGATTGGCTAAACTATTTCTAATTTCTTGTTCTGGTGTATCGGATAAATCCAAGTATCTACCATTAAATGAATCCCTGAAAGGAAATGTTATACCGTATGTGATTCCATTTGACATATCACATATAAATATAGTGTCGGGATATTTTCAATAAATAGTTATGAAATAAAAAATCCCGACATAGTGTCGGGATTAGTGTCGCGATTAGGATGAACAACCAAAACATTCGAAATCAGAGTTCTCAGGTTTTTGTGGTAAGTTCACGTATTCAACCTTAGGTATTTCGTTTTTAGGTTTTATTTCTTTTTTTGAGGTATCAATCGCTAAATGTTTTGCTCCTGTTGAAATTGCCTTTGTTCTAACATAATAACAAAGTGTTTTCAATCCTTTTTCCCAAGAGTGAAAGTGTGATGAGGTAATCTTTGATAATGTTGGGTTAGACATGTAGATATTCATTGATTGTGATTGATCGATGAATGGTGCTCTGTCAGCCGCCATATCAATTAGTTCTCTTTGTGAAATTTCCCAAATTGTTCTATACTTAGGAATTAAGTGTTCAATTCTTTTAACCTTCTTGTTGTAGTTTTTATCCTCAGAATCAAGGTAATTGTTAAAGTTGATATTTTGAATTGATCCTTCGTTTAAAATGATCTCATTTTTCAAGTCTTCAGACCAAATACCAATCTTTTCAAAATCATTGATTAGATACTTGTTGACAATCATGATCTCACCACCCACAACTCGTCTGTTAAAGATTGCCGAGTGAGCCGGTTCTGTCATCTCATAAGATCCTGTGATCTTAGCTGAAGATGCCACTGGCATTTGTGCTGTAAATAATGAGTTACAAACACCATAAGTTTTAACACTTTCTTTCAGTTTGTTCCAATCCCACATTCCTGAAAGTTGTGTTTCATCAACACCCCACATATCAAATTGATATTCTCCTTTTGACATTGGTGAACCTTCAAAATGTGAATATGGTTTGTACTTACCATTCATACACAATTGATTACTCTCGTAAATCGCCGCGTAATAAATAGTTTCGAAAATATCTCTATTTAATTTTTTAGCCTCTTCAGATGTGAAGATATAATCCATCAAATAGAATACATCAGCTAAACCTTGTGTACCGATTGCAATTGCTCTTTGTTCCAATCCACCTTTTCTACCTTTTTCAGTTGAGTAGTTATTGATGTCGATAACTTTGTTAAGTGATTTAACAACTTTTCTAACTTCAGTAAACAATAATTCAAAATCAAATTTACCTGATTGAATGAAGTTTTTAAGTACCATAGAAGATAGAGTACAAATAGCTGTAGTCTCTTCATCGGTGTATTGGTAAATCTCATTACACAAGTTAGATTGTTTGATCACACCAATATTCTGATGGTTTGTCTTTCTGTTGGCACTATCTTTAGAACAAAGGTAAGGAACACCAGTTTCAACTTGAGACTCAATAACTTTAGTCCAAATGTCTTGTGCTTTAACTTTCTTACCAAGACCCATAGAAACTGCCTTGTTGTAAACTTCCTCATACTCATCACCAAAACATTCTTGTAATGGCTTCAATCCTGATTTTTTAATGTCATTAGGACAGAACAAATACCAATCACTATTGTTTCTTACCGCTCTCATGAAATTATCAGGGATCCAAAGTGCCGTAAATAAATCACGAGCTCTTAATTCCTCAGCACCTGTATTCTTTTTAATATCTAATAAATCAAATATGTCTTTGTGCCAAGGCTCAAGATAGATCGCCGCTGAACCTGGTCTACGCCCTTGTTGGTTAAAGAATCTCAACGATTCGTTTACAATCTTAAGGTATTTTAATAAACCACCAGCATAACCACCTGATGTTGAAATACGGCTTTCTTTACTACGGATGTTTGATAATGATAATCCAATACCTGCTGCGTCTGATGAGAAAGTAGAAATGTCATTTAATGTATGTAATAATCCTTCACGAGAGTCAGAGTTATTATAGTGAAGAACACAAGAAGCAAGTTGTGGAACTTTTGTGCCAGCGTTGATCATAATAGGTGTTGCCTTTGAGATCAACTGATTTGATAATGATTTGTAGTACTCAAATGCGTCCGCCATATTGGTAGTAACCCAAAGAGCAACTCTCATATACATATGTTGTGGTCTTTCAATTACTTGACCATTAGGTCTTTTGAGAAGATACATTTCTTGTAATGATCTCCAAGCGAAGTAGTCAAAGTTGTAATCATTATCGTGATTGATTACCTCATCAATAGTATCTTCACCATATTCTTTGATAGTATCAATTAACACTTTGTTGATTACACCGTCCTCATACAACCTCATCATTGTTTGTGAAAAACTTTCATTTGTTTCCTTATGATAGGAAGAAATTGCAACTGAAGATGCCAATCTTGAGTAGTCATGGTGACTACCAGTGTAGGAAGCGGCAATCTCATAGATAAGTTTATCTAATTCTTTTGTTGTAACTTCTCCTTCAGTTGGAACCGAAGTAATTACTTTGATGAATATTTCGTCTGAGTTTACGTTCAGACCTTTTGATGATCGTTTTACACGATTGTAAATCTTTTGTGGGTTAAATGATACTACCTCTCCCCCTC